TTATTCGAGAACAACATCCCGAACTTGATGTCCGTCTTTGTTTTATGAACGCGTCAAACAAGATACGCAAAGGTTCTAAAACAACATACGCAAAATACTGCGAACAGAAAGGCATTAAATACTGTGACAAAACGATACCAAAATCATGGCTGAATACCAAGAAATCCACACGTCCTGTTCCGCCTGTGGTTCAAGTGACGGACGATCTACATACGTAGACGGATCAAGTCATTGCTTCAGCTGTGGAAAGAACACCCAACCCAACAAAAATGAAAAACAAAAAATGGAAGAACAACCAACGACTAAAACTAATAAAGCGTCGTTTGTAAGTAACGGCAAGACCACCGCTTTAACGCGAAGAAACCTGACGGAAGAGACGTGTAAGAAGTGGGGTTATCAAGCCGCAGACGTCGATGGACAGATGGTTCAAGTCGCAAACTACCGTACTCGTGACGGCAAGTTATGTGGACAGAAGATTAGATACGCCGACAAATCATTCAAGGTACGTGGCGAACTGATCGGACTATACGGACAACATCTGTGGCGAGACAGCGGTAAACGAGTCGTCGTAACCGAAGGAGAGATCGACGCTTTAAGCGTGTCCCAAGCGTTTAACAATCGCTGGGCAGTCGTATCTGTACCGCACGGTGCTGGCGGAGCTAAGAACAACGTCGCACAAGCACTCGATTGGCTTGAACGATATGAAGAAGTGGTTTTTATGTTTGATATGGACGACCCAGGACGCAAGGGAGCGGCAGAATGTGCGGCTCTTCTAACTCCTGGACGTGCAAAGATAGCCGAGCTACCGCTGAAAGACCCGAACGATATGCTAAAGGCGAACCGTGCAAAGGAGCTTGTAACAGCAGTCTTTGAAGCGCGTGAGTATCGCCCCGATGGTATCGTCGGTGCTGAAGAACTATGGGAAAAGATAAGCGAAGTAAATAACACGGAGTCTCAACCGTACCCATACACATCCTTGAACGACATGACACACGGTATAAGGCGAGGCGAACTCGTCACGATATGCGCGGGTAGTGGGATTGGGAAGTCTCTGTTTTGTCGTGAGGTTGCGTATTCATTATTAGGACGTGGTGAAACAGTCGGTTACATCGCGCTTGAAGAGTCAGTCAGGCGGACAGCTCTAGGTATAATGGGACTACACGTTAACAAACCGCTTCATCTCGAAAAGGAAATACACCACGAAGTATTACGACCTACGTTTGAAGAGACGGTAGGGAACGGACGCTTCTTTACCTACGATCACTTCGGAAGTTGTGACAGCGATAATCTACTCAATCGAATTAGATACCTATGCAAAGGACTAAACTGTAAGTGGATATTTCTTGATCATTTATCGATAGTGGTAAGTGGGTTTGAAGGTGATGATGAACGACGCTTGATTGACAACACGATGACACGCCTACGTTCTCTCGTCGAAGAGACGCAATGTGGCATGGTATTAGTCAGTCATTTAAAGCGACCTCCAGGCGCTGGACACGAGGAAGGGGCGATCACATCGCTTGCACATCTTCGAGGTTCACACGCCATACCGCAACTGTCTGATATGGTTATTGGATTAGAACGTAATCAACAATCAGAAGCAGACGCAAACCAAACACGTATAAGAGTGTTGAAGAACCGATTCTCAGGCGAGACAGGACTAGCTTCAACATTACATTTCAACCAACAAACAGGAAGATTAAATGAACATGATAACTCGTTTCTTAAAACTAATAACAATACTACCGAAGCCTCGTCACAGCCGTTCTGATTATTCAAAACTGTTCCGTGCGATCCGTCTTGTCGAAAGTGGTGGTGCTTATGATGCGCCTTATGCCGTCGGTGACAGCGGTCGATCAATCGGTCCTTATCAAATAAGCTTTGGCTATTGGCTCGACGCTTATAACTACGATCAATCAATCGACGGAACGTGGGCAATGTGTGTCGATCAGGTCTACGCTGAACAAGTGATGATGGTATATTGGAAAAGACACGCACCGAAGGATGCGACTTGGGAAGTCTTAGCACGGATACACAACGGCGGACCTAATGGTTACCACAAGGTTGAGACACAAGAATATTGGAAGAAAGTTATACGCTACCTATGAACATGAATAAAACATTATACTTCGACATCGAGACTAACGGGTTAGAAGACTTCGTAACGCTTGATGATTTACATACCGTTCATTGTTTGAGCGTTTATAACCCGATTAAGCAACAGATGTTGACCTTCGATAGCGACAGTATGCAACAAGGACTACATCTACTTGACAGCGCTGAGACAATTGTCGGACACAATATCATAGGCTTCGATGTACCAGCGCTGACTAAGCTGTATGGATGGTCGCCTAAAGCGCGTATACTAGACACAGCAGTGACGACACGTTGTGTACATTCTGACTTGTTCAAACTCGACATGGTACGTAAGGATTTCCCAAAAGAATATTGGGGATCACATAGCTTGAAGGCGTGGGGTAATCGTTTAGGCGTGTCTAAGATGGAGTTCGATTCCGAGAACTTCGACGTGTATACGGAAGAGATGCGTAAGTATTGTGAACGTGATGTAATTGTGACACACGCTATAGGCGCTTACCTTCGCGATGAAGAACCTGACAATCGTATGTTAAACCTTGAACATCAGTTCGCTAGGATCATACGTAAACAGGAACTTGCGGGGTTTGCCTTTGACGAAGATAAAGCGGACAAGTTAATACAAGTACTTACCACACGACGTGCTGAACTCCTCGACGATTTACAGAAGACATTTCCACCTGTAGTCGAAGAGATGAAGACACCTGAAGGATGGGAAATAGAGATCGACGGTAGACAGTTCTTTGGCGTGACTAAAGCGGCGTTAAAGAAGATACTGAAAGAAGACGGACAAGTACAAGCGTTAGCTAACAAGGCGACTAAGCTAGGCAACAAGACTAAGAACATACCTTTTAATCCAGGCAGTCGCGATCAGATCGCCGCACGTTTAAAAGAACTAGGTTGGAAACCCGTACACTTCACACCCGATGGTAAACCTAAGATCGACGAAGCCGTGCTTAAAAATGTAAAGCATCCATCGGCAGACTTACTACTTGAATACCTAATGGTTGTTAAACGCTTGGGCATGTTAGCCGAAGGCGACAACGCTTGGATCAAACGCGTTCGTAAGGGACGTATCCACGGTAAGGTAAATACTAACGGAACGGTCACAGGTCGTTGTACTCATAGCTATCCTAACATCGCACAAGTACCAGCAGTACGCGCACCCTACGGCAAAGAATGTCGTGAGTTATTTAAAGCGCGTGATGGCTACGTACTTGTCGGTTGTGATGCGAGTGGTCTTGAACTGCGTATGCTTGCGCATTACCTCGCGGGGTTTGACGGTGGTAACTACGGACGTCAGTTATTAGAAGAAGACATTCACACGGTTAATCAACAAGCGGCTGGACTAAAGACACGTGACCAAGCGAAGACATTTATCTACGCATTCTTATACGGCGCTGGTGACGGTAAGATTGGAGAGATCGTAGGCGGTACAGCACGAGAAGGTAAAGCGTTGAAACAAAGATTCCTTACATCGCTTCCCGCTCTAAACGCGTTGAAGAAAGCCGTTGAATCAAAGGTCAAACGTGGTGGATTCTTACGAGGATTAGACGGACGCATACTACCAATACGCTCCGAACATTCAGCGCTTAACACGCTGTTACAATCGGCGGGAGCAGTCGTGATGAAGCAAGCGTTGGTCAGTTTAAACACACACTTGGCAACGAGTAACTGGCGATCTATGCACGACTATACATTCGTAGCGAATATCCACGACGAGTTTCAAACGGAAGTTAAACCAGAACTCGCAGAGCAATTCGGTAAGACCGCATGTATCGCGATAAGAGAAGCGGGTAATCATTTAAAGATGAAGTGTCCATTGGATGGTGAGTACAAGGTCGGTAACAACTGGGCAGAAACTCACTAATACTACACGTGAGGACTTGTACGACTTGCCATAAGAATTATCCCCTGACCGAGTTCTATAAAGACAGGGCAAGGGCGGATGGTCTGACGACAAGATGTAAAGCATGTAGTCGTGCGAATAAAAGAAAGCACGGACGTAAAGCTAATTTAAAAAAGCGATACAACTTATCTACTGAAGAATACGACTACATGTCGTTCAAGCAAGGACACGCTTGCGCTATATGTGGCGCTAAACCCACTGATAAAAAACTAGGTGTAGATCACAATCACAAGACAGGTGCGATTCGTGGGCTGTTATGTGGCACGTGTAACACGGCGCTTGGACTACTTAAAGACGACCCATCAATTATTCTTAAAGCGTACAACTACCTCACGATACATAATTACAACCAACAACAAAAAGGAAATAAATGACAACGACATTATTAATAGACGCCGACGTACTGGCGTATCAATCGGCGTTTACAGCGCAAGCTAACATACAATGGAAGGAAGACCTGTGGACGGTACATACTGATCTTGCTATTGCGAAGACATGGATTGTTGATCGACTTGAAACGTTTAAAAAACGTATGAAAGCGGACGACTTCATCCTCGCTATATC